GTAGCGATACCAGGATCCCATATCGATCCTGTACCTCACGGACAACATAGTAACCGGAACGAGCGTATTTTCAATGATACCCTCGACGTTCGGCGACCACGTAATAGACCGCCCGAATTCCTTCAGACCCGGGACTTTCTCGGGACGCTCGATCAGGTGGTGCTCGTCGAGCATTTGCGTTACCGACTCGGACTCAAAAAAGTTGACGATGGCGCCTTTAAAGGCGTTCGGAACGCGCGCCAGGTCCGAGCGCCGGAGGTTGGCGGGCCAGAATACCTGTATCCCTACTGTCCCGTTCATCGGTCCGCTCGACGATTCTTTCGTCTCCGTCTCGGCCTCGTATACCGAGATCGCCGGGAGCTGACGGACCGACCAGTCGTACCGAGCGTAGTCGGACCAGCGTTGAGCCTGCGCCGCGGCCGCGAGCTCCGAGGATCCGGTCGTACGATAGGGCCCAAACATGGCGACGAATGGGGGGACCTTGGCCATCTGTGCGAGAGTCCGCTTGACGAGGAACTGGCCCGGTCCGCTTAGAAAATCGGCCGCGATCTCCGCCTCGTTGACCCTTTGCCCGTACTTCTCATTCATCTTCCACCCAGGTGCTGCTCGATAATCGCCTGCGCGCGCTGGATTGCGTACTCCTCGAGCTGCTGTTGCCACTGCTCGCGGATCACGAGGAACTCGCGCTGAGGGATCCCGCGCTCGGCGTTTCCGTAGTTGTGAACGCCGGCGTATACGAGGTCGGTTCCCCAGACGAGGTTTACCCCGTCGCGGCGCCAGATATTGTGCTGGCCCCCGGGCGTAGTCGCCGACATTTTTAGGAGGCCGGTTCTTTGAAGGATCATTCGATTAGCGCGATCCGTACCCTTATTCTGGGCCTCGTGCGCCTCGAGGCGGCCACCGACCTTCTCGTGAAACTCCGCCATACGGCGCGCCTTACGGACTCCCTGTTTACTCTTGAAGCCCATCTGGCTCAGTACCAGCTTCTCGTGATGCTTCAGTACCTTCTTGGCGACGCTCCGGCGGATCGTCTCGCCCTTGAGAGGTTCCCAGCCCGGCCCCTGCTGCGCGAAGTTATCGGCGATCGCCTGGCCGACGAGAGCAGCGATTTCTCTCCGGGCCGGGAGCTGCTCCATCTCCGAAATAAGCGCTGGGCTTTCCATCGCCGCCGCGAGGTCACGAAGGGCCCGAACGTCGACCTTCATCCCTGCGCTCATCGGAACGACCCTCCGATCGGCGGAAGCCGACGCTTACCCGGGATCCGCCCGCTGACCTGCTCGATCGCGGTCGATACCGAATCGCGTGTCGACTGGTCGGTATTGATCAGCATCCCGCGGTAGCCGTCGTCAGCCTCGCGGTTGTGCGGTGCGAGCCGGAGGCCCTCGATCGGTGGCGCGTACTTGAAGCGTCCCGCGTTGGCGCCTTCCTGATTCTGCCCGAGAAGTTTTCGGACGTAGGTCTCGTACTGCTCGGACGCGAAACGGAGGTAGCCCTCACCGTTCACCGGGCTGCTCCGGCCGAAATCCGTGCCGAGGATGAGGATTACCGCCTTGAACTCGACCGCGGTACGGATAGCCCGCTGGGAGTGATCCGGCAGCGTACGGAACGGGCCCCCTTGAATCGTGACGAACGGGACCGCGTACCGGGAGCTGAGGTCCGCTTCGACCTCGGTCTCGGCGTCGACGATGAGCTGGGCCAGGAGGTCGTCCGACATCTCGCCTTCCTCGACGACGCCCGAGCGGCGCTGGAACTGAACCTTACCGGCTAGGCGCTGCTTGACGTTATCGAGAGTCGAGTAGATCGGGCGAGCTGACGGCATTTATCCTCCTGGCCCTACTCGGGTCACGCTGTTTTCTTCTGGGGCTTGATCGCGTCCGCGACCTTCCCGGCGGTGTCGGCGAGCTTCTGAACCGGGCTCTTATCGCCGGCCTGTTGCTCGCCTGCTTTCGGGGCGGTCGCGTCGGCAGGCTTTGGCTCCGGGGCCTTAGCGGTGCCGTCACGGTCACGCGAAAGCGGGTTACTTCCGTCGTACCCGGGAGCGCCTTCGTCCGCGGCCTGGCTTTCCTGGTCGAGCTCGCTAGCCTGAACCGATGCGAGAGGCGCGCCGGTCGCGAGCGGGATCGACTCGTTAGTCGTGGTCGAGAGGCGAGGAGCTGGGGCGCCCGTTGCCGGATCTACGGAGACGCCCGGCGGAGGCGTAGCGACGTTCTTGAGGCCCACGTCGGCCATATCCTTAACGGTCAGGTTCGCGATATCCATCGACGATGCGGTCGCGGCGTTAGCGTCCACGAGCTCGGCCGTCTTAAACGGTACCAGCTTCGCGCCGTCGTAAATCTGGCGTTCGCGGGTCATGTGGTTAGCGATCGCCTCGTCGACCTCGACGATATCGCCGGGGCGCCAGCCCGATACCGGCTGGAGGATCTTCACCTTCACGGTCTTCTTATTGTCAGCCATACCTGTTTCCTTTCTGAATGAGAGGGCAGCGGCGCTGTTGCCGCTGCCCCCGACCTTTGCCCCTACTTGGGGGCGTGGTACTCTCAGATGACCGTCGCGCTCAGCAAGTCGAAACCGCGCTTGAGACGAGGGCCACCGTAGACGCCACCGATGACGTCGATATACGGGTTCTCCGGCTTGTCCTCGATATGCTCCTTGACGATAACGAACTTACCCGTCGCGGGGTTATCGATCGAGCCGTTAGACAGGTTGAGGGACATTTGGAAATCCCCGACCGTGTTGGCGCCACCTGGAAGCTTGACCTCGAAGAAAATCTTTCCGTCCGGGATGAAGTAGACTGCATCGCCGACGGTGATTTTACCCGTGATCGGATCCTCGGATTCGGACTGGTACCAGCCGTTGTAAATCTCGATATCCGGCAGGCCCGGCATCAGGAAGGCGGCGACGTTCTTCAGGGTCAGACCCGCGAAGTCCGCGGCCGCGAAACGAGGACCGATGAGGGCCCGCACCTTCGGGTTCTCGAGGAACATCCGCTCGGTGTTGGGGTTCATCACGATGCGGGTGACCTTGTACTTACGGAAAGGAGCGTAACCGCCAGTCAGCCACCAGAGGAGATCCCGCAACGGATCGGCCTCGGGGATAGCCGTAGTGAAGCTGCCGCCCGCGCTCTCGCCCCAAGGCACGGCAGGGGCGACCTGGTTCAGCGCGGGGACGCCGAAGTCGACGACCTTGCCGTCATAGACGAAGTAGCCGTTAAGCATCGCCTGCCAGCGAAGGAGCTCGATACGCGACTCGATACGGTTGTTCAGCGTCAGCACGTTCTCGTTCAGGTGCTGCCTGATCCCCCGCTTCGACTGGTCGTTGAGCCCGAGCTCGCGAAGCCGAAGGATATCCGCCTCGTTGAAGCGGATAAATTCCTTATAGGCCCCCGAGCTGAACGACATCGTCCGGAACTGGCGCTTCGGCGCGGACTGAGGATCCGTCCCAAGCGTATGCTCCTTCACGAGGCCGCCGCGCGACTCCCAGATATCGACGTAGACCATCGAGGCAGGCACGTCGACGGCGGGCATGTAGCGCGCGCCGATATACTCGTTCGGATCCGTCTCGAGCTCGCGGATCGCTTCCTCGAGGACCCTCGTATGTTCTGTAGAGAAAAACTGTGGCATGGTTCTGGTCCTCCTGATTAGAACTGAATGAGATTTACGCCGTGCTCGACGAACACCTTGGCGCGAAGTCCGGCGACGGCGGCGTCATCGAGACCGATGAGCTTGTCGTAATAGAGCACGCCACTCGTGATCACCGAGACCTCCGAGCCGTCACCGAACTCGTTAGTCGTTGCCTCCTCCGAGAGGACGCCGAGAGCGTTCTGGCTGCCGTCGGTAGCGTTAGGATCGTAGGCTTTCCAGAAGCCCTTGGTGGGCCCAGGCGCCGTGACCTGGCCCATGACGGTGCCGGCCAGTAGGGTGTGGAGAGCTCCGGGAGCGGCGAAAACCATCCGTCCCCCGTCGTAGCGGGTGAGATCGCTGCGCTTGGCGATGATCTCCTTGAAGTTCGCCCGGTAATCTTGCCGAGCACCAACAGCATCGCGTTTCGTCAAATCAGCCATTTTCATGACTCCTTTCGGTTGAGCCAGCTACGATCAGCCTGCGGCTGACCCAGCCGTTAAGTCTGAGCTTCCTCGGTTTCTTCGGTTTCCTCGGTCTCCTCCTCCATCCCCTTCATGATCTCCTCGATCATTCCGGAGAGGCGTCCGACCTGGGTATTCAGCTCGTCGACCTGAGCCTGCATCGCCTCGAGCGCACCTGGTGCCGGGGTATCGGTATCGGTGGGCGCTGCGGGCGGCGGGGTGTCGGTGATGACGACTCCGTCGGCGAGATGCTTCACCTTCCCCGAGTCTGTATCCTGGTTCTCCGACTCCTCGGTATCCGAGGTACCCTCGCCGAGCCGAACCTTCTTGCCCGTGAGCCTTTTGATATCACCGACGACTTCGGCCTTCAGGCGCTTACGCTGGTCAGCCTCGAGCTTCTTACCCATCTCCGTGACCTCCGTTGCCTGCGTGGATCCGCGCTGGCCCGGCATGATCACCGGCTCGCGAACCTCAAAGGAGTCCATCACGGTCTTGAGGGCGTCGTCGCCGAGGGCGGCGAGCTTCGTGAGGTCCATCTTTTTGTACTCGGCTGGCGTCATACGACCGCCGGCCATCAGGCGCTTGAACTGGCCGTTGAGATCGGCCTTCTTTTTCTCGAGTCGAACGCGATTACCGGACTCGGCGATCGTCGACTTGATCCCGTTCAGGGCTTCACGTACGGAGGAAAGCTTGGCACGATGGCGTGCCATAGCCTCCAGGTTTTTCTTAGGCATCTTCGTGCCTCCTTTCGGTTCGGGTTGTACTGCACGTCTGGACTTCGCGAGAAGCATTGCGCCCGGAGCGGCGGGATCGATGACCGCCGAGACCTCTCCGAGGGTTTCGGTATCCTCGTCGATACCGATCGAAAGGTGATAGATCCGGCCGTCTTTCGCCTTCTGAACGTTATCCTTCCCGAGGATCACGACGTCGGCGACGGCACAGGCGATATTCTTCCCGGCCTTGGGGATATCCCGGCGCTCGAACCGGAGGAGGCTCGCGAGACGACCCATGATCCTATGGGTCGAGTCCTCGGCGTGCTGATCGATAAACGGGGGGAAGGCTCCAATCGGCATCTTATCGATCCCGCCGTACTGGTCGGCGAGTTCGTTAATCATCGCGTTGTGCCTCTCGATCAGGCGCCGGACGCGCGCCTCGTCGAAGGCGATCTCGCCATCCTGTGACTGAAAGGTTCCCTCGTGGATGAGGATTGCGGGACGCTGGAGGCGCTCGAGAGTGTCGCCTTCGGCTGGAGGCGTTTCGATCAGAGATCCGCTAAAGCCGGCTAGACGCTTGAACACTCATTTCCTCCATCCGGGCGGGAGAGGCGCCACGTTTCGATTCTCAGGGTTCCGGTCCTCATCCTCGACCAATTTACGGTTAGCTGGCGTGTTGGCAAGAGCGATTAAATGACTCCTGCAATTGTAATGCAATGCAGGGGTATTTTCGCGGAGCGCCTTAGTACCCGGTCGGTATACGAGCCCGTGGCGGCTTTTACAGATCTCTGTTCTCGCAGTATCACGGACGGAGTCGAACAAAAAGCCGATGATCTCGGGCTCGTCCTTGAAGAACTCGACCTGCGACTGAGCGAAGTAATTCGTCGTCTCGGTCCGGAAAATCGTCTCGACCCTCGACCTGGTCGTGTCCCAGGACTCGCGCATCATCTTCTTGGCGTCCTCGGGACTCGCCTCGCCGCTGTGCAGCAGTGGAACGACCTGCTGAAACTTCCGCCGAAGCTTCTCGAGGTACTGCTTCCGGAGTCGCGCGCTGAGCGACCCGGAGCGCCTCATAACGGAGCGCCAGTACTTCGAGTTCGCGAATATATCGTGAAGGCCCCGGGCGTTCTTCGGAGGCTTTGGAGGCGCGCTCGCGAGGCGCCGTCGATCGCCGCCATTCCGCTTCTCGGCCTCCGTTGCGTGCCAGGCCTCTGTTACTACGTCGCGGTAAAACCGCTCGGTTACGAGGTCGGCGCCGTGGAGCGACGGCTGAACCCAGTGCCCGGTCCGGAGCCAGTGGTCGATGATCTCAGTAGCGGCTCGCTCGAGGACCATCGCCATTCTCGAGACCGCGGTGATCACGACGCGATCCTTCGCGCGGTGAACCTTATCGAGTTGCTGGGCCCGTCCTTGGGGAATTCGGAAGGGCTTACCCGGATGATACGCCATTCAGCACCTGGGGATAGCCTGCCCGAGGGCGAGCAGGATGGCGGCGAGGGCTGGAGTCCAACCAACGATCACGGGGTAACTGTCGATTGACCCGTGGTCCGCGCGTCTGCGGCCTCGCCAAACCTGCCTCACCGGATGAGGTACGACCGGATCCGGTTCTCGACCTTCGTCAACGTCGCACGAACGAACGCCTCCGCGAACGTGCGCGCTGCAGTCAGGAGGTTATCGAGCTCGTTCGCGAAGGCGCCGCCGGGGCGGTCCTGCGCCGGGGCTGCGACGGGCGTACCGGGAATAGGATGGACGTTGTCATCGGCGACGACCTCGGGGCCGGGGGCCTGATCACTCGCGTTCTGGTTGGTCATGGGAGCTCCTTTCAGACGTTATAGTTGGGCGGTAGCTGGCCGCCGTTCTGCGGTTCCGTCGGAGCTGGGCGCGGCGTCTGTGTCCCCGCACCCGCCAGGATCCTTTCGGCCTCGGGCCGCTCCATCTGGAACGCGTGCATAATGATCTGCAATGCCGATTCCTTCGGAAGCTCTCCGGTACTGACCGACTTCACGACGTCGACGAGGGAGCTGACCTGGGCGCCGTTCATCGCCGTGTCGGCCTTCTTTACGGCCGGGTCATCGCCCGCCGGAGCTCCGGCCGCGGGAGCGCCCTCGCTCGGCCCGTCGGTGTCCGAGCCGATGTCGTAAGTCTCGCCGCTATCGGGCTCGTGCTGCGAGGGTCCGGGGGTACCCGGGGTGGTCGGGTACTGCGACAGCTTCAGTCCCTTCGGCAGGCCCATTTTCAGGCGTACGTGTTCGAGGTCCTCGCTGGCCTCGGGACTCATATAGCCGTTCACGGTCAGGCTCTGGAACACGTTCGCGAGGCGCTCCATGATCTCCGGGTCGTACTCCTCGAGGGTGAACTCGCCATAGCCATGCTTTTCCCAAGTTGATTTCGGGAAGTTGTACGCGATGATCTTACGGATAAACTGCGTGAGGATCCCCTGCTTATAGACCTTCAGTTTTCCGTCGATGATCTTGGCAAAAATCTTAGCGTGCTCGGCACCGAGAGAGTACGAGCCGACGCCATCCCCGCCGGTCATGACGAGCGGAGGGATCAGCAGGGCGCGCATGATCGCGCGGTTAAAATAGTCGATCCCGTCCTTAAAGACGTTCATATCGCCCTGGATATTTACGGGCTCGACTTCGTACATCTCCCCTTTCTTTCCAGGAAGGACGACGAAGGAGCTATTATGGATGGTCTTAAAGACGTTAGCCATCGCGATATCCGCCCGCTGTTGGACGATGGCGCCGTTCATCTCCTCGTTATTGTTCTGGGCTAGAACCGTGTCGTTCGGCGCCGCGTACCCTACCAACAGCGGCGTCCCTTTCCGGTCCGCGGCGACGATCCACATCTTTAGGAACGCGTCCTTCATGACCCAGTTCTTGTAAGCGCGCCGGAGGATACTCCTCCCATAGGGATTGTTGAATTTCCCCGTCGAGCTCGAGCGAAGGTGAATGACCTTATCGCGGGGGATCCTCACCGTCATGAACGAGAGGTCGGCGGCGATTCGGATCGGATAAGCGAAGTCGCCTACCGCGGCGAAAAGGTCGGGGCGGAAACCGTCTGCCTCGCCGTAGGATCCGCCGAAGCCCATCCCGAGGTGAGACGTCGTATTGTGGTGGCGCTGGTACTGATAGATCCCGTCCGGCAGAACCTCACCGTTCCGGTCGACAGCGAACACGAGCGTCAGCGGCGGATAGGTGACGAGCTTGCGCGGGATGAACGCCGGAGCTCCGTCGAAGTCGCTCTTGTAGTCCCAGACCTGCTCGGTGACGGAGAAGCCGGCCCACTCGGCCGAGATCATCTCGTCGAGGTTCTCGTGCCAGGAGCCCTCCATCTGGTTCAGCGCGCGCCGGACGAACTGCTGGATCTCGTCGACGGGATGCTTGTACTCGCCGAAGCGCGCGATCAGCGCCAGGTTGAGGAAGTCGAGCCCGGATCCGATCGTCTCGTCGGTATCGAGCATCCGCTTGTAAGTCTCGACGCTGACCGTTGAAGGGTTAGCGACGAACTTCGAGAGCGTACCGTAAAGCTGCGGGATCGCGGTCCCGAGCTGCGTCTGCTCCGTCTCGAGGCGGGAGAGCTCCGCGAAACGGGACTCGAGCTCGAGGCGAATTTCCTGCGGGGCGTCTGCGACGAAGGACTTGACTTGAGGTAGGGACGGGTTCGGCATCGCGCTCAATGTCGCTTGCCGGCTATTTCTTTTCAAGGGATTTGCGGCGGCGCCTCGTCCTGGCGGCTATCGTCGGTGCCGGGGGCTGGCGCCGGTGGTGTTCGGATCAGCGGCACGTCGCGCCACGTCTCGCGAGGTGCTCGGGGATCCCACCACCGGCGCCGGAACTTTTGCTGAAGAACCCGGTTGGCGCCCACCGCGCGCGCCCACCGGAATTCACTGGTCGGGACAGGCCAATAGTCCTTCACGAAGGCTTGAATAGCAAGGCGCGGACCGCGGCGTCCTTCGCCTCGAGCAGCTTCCGGAGAGCCGTCGATCGCTCGGGGTTATCCGGAAGGCTGCCGACGATCTCGAAAGCGAGCTCACAGAACGGCCGGCTTACCGCTCGAAGGTGCGGCGGGAGGTGGTCGTAAGTGAAGAACTGGAGGATTGGCGGCTTGATCATGCACCTTGCTCGGCGTCGGGATCGTAGGCTGCGATGTCGGCATCGCGGGCGGCCATGATACCCTCGACCTGCTCGAACATCGAGCGGTAGGGGGCCAGGGCGGCGCGAGCGGCTCCCTGCTGCTCCGGCGTCGCGTCCCCGAATGCGTTGACCGCGACCGCCATCGTGGACATAGCGCGCGCGAGAATCGTCACCGGCTGACGGTTCCCGAGGGCCGCGAGAATTTGGCTCTCGGCCTGTTGCTCCCGCGAGCGAGCGAACTGGTCCCGTTTCCGCTGACGAACCTCCTCGGTAATATCCGTCTCGATCACCTCATAGGTCGCTGGAATATCCACTAGGACCGGATCGTCGTTCTCGTCGTATTGGGGAACGCCGTCCTCGTTCACGGCCTGCTCTGTACGGGCTGGCTGACCCCACTCAGGCTGGTGCGGAAGAGGCTCATCTGCTTCGTAGGAGGCAATAACCCTGTTCGATTCGATTTCCCTGATTTGGTACCGTTTCATTAGTTACCTACCCTGATAATTTCAAAAATATTGAATCGTGCGTCCGCCTGGAGCGCGTAGTCGGTTCCAGCCGCGTTGTCCTGAAACACGCGGATACTCACACGCGCACCGGCGTTGATCTTGATCGTCCTTGTTCCCGAAACGTAATGCAGCTTCGTAATCGCGGTATCGATCACCCAACGCGCGAGGACGTCGCCGGAACCTCCGTCAACGAATAGTTCTACCTGACCCCAGTCTCCAGCAGCGAAAGCTCTGTTGGCGAAAAGTATACCCACGTTCACCTGATAGGTGCCAGGCATCGGCGCCACCCAGGAGTTGGTAGCGGCCTCGTAAGTTCCGTGCGAGTCGAGAACAGAGGTACCCCAAGGGATTGTGGTCGACGTAACATCCGGTATAGTGGATCCACCGCCGTTGCGGCGCTTGAACGATACACTCTCAGACGCTGCGATTTGAGCCGGACCCGAAAGACGGTGGATCGAAGCGAAAGCGGAGTTGACCGTAACTGCAGCAGTGTGCACGTTCCTGACGACGATCTCGATGTAATCGCTGGCTTTGCAGTTTAGCAGGATCGTGCCACTCACCTGAGGATACTGGCCTGCGGCTCCGTTGCCCCACACCGTGCTGATCAGACCAGCGTTGTTCCCGTTCTTGTAGACGTAGAGCTGGATCTGGCCCGTAGTGGCGAGGGTGATATTCGCGATCTGCACAGACGCCGCGATCAGATACTGACCCGCGATCGGACAGGTATAGTACCATCCCGTCTTCGACGTTGTGACCGAGGTTCCAGTAGCCGTAACAGTACCGTGGGTATCCAGGTCGGTTCCTGGGAAACCGAGCATATTGAATCCGACAGCGAGCGCGGTTGGCGAAGCTCCGACTGCTGATGCAGCAACGACCCGCGTGTCGGCGTCGCCGCTCAGAACCTGACCAGATGACCAGCCGGTGACCGGGACCTTAAAGTAGAACTGCGGATAGTTGTCAGATCCAGGCCTGACGTCTGCCCAGTTTACGTAAAGGTTGTTCGATCCATCCTTGGCCCTGAAGCGAATGCGCCCGTTGACAATCTGAGCCATGACCGCGATCGTGGCAGCCGGGGCGACGTTCGTGTTGACAGCGATCATTCCCACGCAGGCTCCGATGGCCGCGTTGTCCGGAACAAGGCCATTAGGCAAGGTGATCTCCACATTGCCAGTCGACGCCGACGAAAACTGGAATCGAGTGTCGATCATTACCTCGATATCCTGTCCATTCTTCTTCCATTTATAGGTAGCACCGGTGGGAGCGACTACCGTGGCGCCATCATAGAACACGGGGTTGACAGTCGGCGAGGCCCAGTCGGTGCCGCCATATCCACTGAGGATCGGCTGAGGACCGACTTCGATGTTGTCGATCGTGAGACCCCACGCGGCGGCGTTTGTGCTCGCCACATGGAAGGCAAGACGGTAGCTCGTGCCCGTGACAGGGAGCTGGACAGTGCCTTGGAACCTGCCAGGAGAGCCCACGACGGGGAGAATTTGGTGTGGAGCTGCCTGAATCACCGGAGCTCCTGCTGCCATGTCGACGACGTAGACGACCAGGTCTCCGGCCAGGAAGGTTCCGGAATCGACACGCATGTCGAAGCGAATCGAGACGACGCGGCCGAGGTCGGCGCGGTCAGCAGTGAAGGGCCAAGCGACGCCGAGGCCCTGTGCATTGACGGCGGTCTTGGTCAGAGTGAAAGACTTCGATCCGCGAAGAGGGTTGACGCCGGTGGTGCCCAGCGTGAGGATGCCCGCGCGGCCACCGGTCGGAGCAGTTGCAGCTCCAGCACTCGCCGGCATGGTGACGCCAGCACCCTGGTCGTAGATCATGCCGCCGCCGAGACCGGCTTCAGCACTCGCCGAAGACAGGTAGTTGATGCCGGTGCCGCCGGAGCCACCGCCGCCCGACAGGTTGGCGATGTCCCATGTTCCAGCGGCAGTCGTGTTGGCGGCGACGCGGAAGGTGGCCTGCGCGCTCGGAGCGATCGCGAGGAGAACGGCGCCGGTCGAGTCGGTCACGGTGACGACGTCGGTCGAGCGGTTCAGGACGTGATAGGGTTGGCCCACCCGGAGTGTGTTTGCGGCGGGAAGGGCCAAGGTCTGTGGCAGGGTGCCGGTGAAGCGGTGGGTGGTCGTACTCGTCGCGGTCAGCGTGGTCGTCCCGCCGGCGGTCGCCGTGCTGGTGATCGACTCAGTGAGCTCCCGAATAAAGTCGTTGATGCCGTCGTTGCCCTTCATGAAGGCGCGGCCATCGTAGGTGTTGAGCGCGAGCTCGCCGACGGCCATCGAGGCTGTGGTCGGCACCTTGCCCGGAACAGAAGAACGCTTCAGTTTAACTTGTCCTGCCATATGGCCCCCTGAAAATCTGCTATGTAGCTGGGTTAAGAGACCGGAGCTCGCGATGGAGCTCCGGTCGGATTGAGTGATTTAAGTGTTAATAGGTTCCGCCGTCGAAAACAACCTCGTCGAACGTGACGCCGTTGACGGTGCCGCCCGTGATGGCTACGGCGTTTGCGCTCTGAGTCGCCATCGACCCGAGACCGAGGTTCGTACGAGCGACCGCCTTATCGGCGACGTCCGAGAAGTTCGACGCCTTCAGCATGACGCCTTCGCGCGCCGCCGCGACCGCGGCAGTAGCGTCGGCGTCGGAGCCGGCGGGTCCTTGCGGGCCCTGAGGTCCGATCGGGCCCTGAGGCCCTTGGATACCCTGCGGACCCTGAATCCCCGGCTCGCCCTGGTCGCCCTTCGCGCCAGCGGGGCCCTGGATCCCCTGGATGCCTTGAGCTCCGGCCTCGCCGGCGTCGCCCTTGTCTCCCTTATCGCCCTTCGGTCCCTGCGGACCCTGAGCGCCCGGAATCCCTTGGATACCCTGGATCCCTTGCTCTCCGCGAGGCCCCTCGGGCCCCGTGGCGCCCGTAGGACCGATCGGACCCTGAGGGCCCATCGGACCCGTCAAGCCCTGCTCCCCGCGCTGTCCCTGCGGGCCTGGGTCGCCCTGGGGGCCCGTGTTGCCGGGGACGCCTTGCTCGCCTCGAGCTCCCTGGATCCCGGCTGGTCCCTGAGGACCTTCCGGACCTTGGGGGCCGACTGGACCCTGCGGGCCCTGAGGTCCGGCGGGCCCCTGGTCACCGACGAGGCCGGGGTTCACCTGGCTGTGGGCCTGTAGCGTCAAACGATCTCCCTCGACGAGCGCCTGCGAGCTGCCAGCAAGGAGAGGCGTCAGGAAGGTGACCCGAGTCTTCATGACACCGGAGCCCACGTTGACGTCGCCGAGGGAGTAGTGGAAGCCTTCCTCGAGGATCACGCCCTCGACGGAGACCTGCACCGATTGGTTGACCACCACGAAGGGCAGCGTCACGAAACCGTCAGAGAGACTCTGAGCGTCCAGCGTGATCGGCAGCTTCCGCGCGGCGGGGATTTCGGAGATCCGGGCGGCGACGAACTCGGCGTCGACCTCGTTCCGGATCCGGAGCCACTTCGCGCCGTCGTAATGAGCAAGGTCGCCCTCTGCGAAACGCTCGGATCCGATAACTCCGGGGCCGGAGGCCTCGTACGTATCGCCCTTGTTTGGGTGGAGTGGGAAAGTCTGGAGCGAGGGATCGAAGTCCCCGCGGAGAACGAACGCGCCACCGACGCGCGAGTTCAGCGCGATCGTCTCGTCGACCTGGTCGACGCCGACGATGGCGTTCTGTAAATACCGTCTGCGAATCTTAGTTGGGACCTGTGCCATGATGTACTCCTCCGTGATCCAGCGGAGGCCCACCCGTCCGTGAGTAGGCCTCCGCTAGCTTACTGGCGCTATTCCTGTTGCCCTAGATTAGCGCCCGTACTTGATCACCACCGTGTCGCCGGCGAGCAGAGGCGTTGCGCCACCGCTGCGGAGGTTCGGTCCCATCGTCACGCGGGTCTTGCCGCCCACACCGCCGGTGTAGTCGACGGTGTAGTCGTAGTCCGCGCCCTCGGTCAGCTCGAGGCCGTCCGAGATGAAGGAGATCGAGTCGACCTTGGCAACGTAGTCGAGATCGAGGAAGTAGCTGGTCGGAGGCTGGCCGACGGAGCCGGGAAGGACGAACAGCTGCTTCTTGGAGATCGAGCCGTTCTCGAGGACGAAGCGCCGGTTGGCGGCGTCGAAGGCGTTGACCGGATCCGCGAGGTTCCGGATGCGGTTCATCGACTCGTCGGAGCCCATGAACAGCTCGCCGGACATCGTCCCGCCGGCCTTCGGCAGGGCAGCGTTCGCGGTCGCCTGTGCGGCGGCTTCGGCGGCCCGTGCGGTCGAGGCTTCAGCGGAGACGAGGCCTTCGACGCGGGAGATTTCGCTCTCGCGGTCTTCGATCTCCTGGTCGACGCGACCGTCGACGGCCTGTTCGGCCGCGAGAGCGCGGGTCGCTTCGTTCGCGATCGACTGAGCGAGCTGGCCTTCCTGAGCCGTGGCGCGGGAGACTTCGTTCCCGATCAGGCTCTGGAGCTGGCCTTCAGCGCCCTCGGCGCGGGTTTTCTCCGCGTCGATCTTGCTCTGGAGGTCGGCTTCGGCCGCCATCGCGCGGTTCTTTTCGGCGAGGTCGCCGGCTTCGCGGGCCGCGATCTCGTCGGTCAGGCCGCTACCGGCCGCGTTGGCCAGGGCGGTGATGGCGCCGTTGAGGTTGGCGTCAGCCTGTTGGAAAGCCTCGACGACTTCAGCCAAGGAGTCGAGAGCCGCGGGATCCGCGTTGTCCAGGACGTTGTCGATACGAACGCCGAGAGCAGCTTCCGCGGCCTGAGCGCGCGTCGCCTCGGCGGCGGTGGCGTCGATCAGAGCTTGCTTCTGAGCCATCGGCATGGCGGCGTCAGCGATCGCGCGAGCGGCGTCGACGTCGGTCCGCAGGCCGGCTTCCACGCCCTGAGCGCGGCTGGCTTCGGAGGAAACCAGGCCTTCGACCCGGCCCACTTCGGAGACGCGAGAGGCGATCTCGGAGGCGAGGTCCTCGCCGAGAGCGTCCTCGGCATCGGTTGCGCGAGCGATCTCGGCGGTGAGGTCGCTCTGAATCTGACCTTCGACGCCGGCGGCGCGAGAGGCTTCGGCGGCGATCGCGTCGGCGTTGGTCTGGTCACCGGCCTGGCGGGCGGTAACTTCGCTGTCGATCCGTCCACCGAGGGCGCCTTCGGCGGCGGTGGCGCGGGCGATCTCGGCGTTCGTCGCGTCGATCAGGCCCTGCTTTTCGGCTGCCGGCATCGCGGCGTCGGCTTTATTGAGCGACTGCTCGACGTCGGTACCAAGGAACCTACGGGAAACTTTCGTGTAATTCTGTGCCATGTGAAATTGAACTCCTGGCCTCGTCCTTTGAGGCCGGTTAGTCGGTTGCTGCTACTCCTCGAAACGGTGCCCAAGAAGTGTAGCAACAAAATTTCGCGTGGCGCAAAATCTTTTTTAAACAAAATATCGATAGTGGATTTCGTCTCCCTCGACGAGCTTACCGTCAAGGCCTTGACCCCGCCAGGTTACGAGGGTGCCCTGTACGTCGAGGTCTCGACCTGGGCCATAAACGATGGAGACGCCGTCGATAACGAACGAGAGGTTGGAGGCGGGAAGGGAAGGGAGCGCGAAGCCGCCGAGCTCGAGGTCAGCCGCAGTCACGGTACGGGTTCCTCTGACCTCCGTCGGCTTCCAGAAGCTCCCGGGCGGGCCCTGAGTCCCCGCGAAAATGACCTCGACGTGGGGCCGCTGCCCGGGCAAAACGTGAATCGCCGGCGCCGCGGGAACGGTAGCCTCGACGACGATTGAATCGAGCTGGACCTCGACGACTGTGCTCAACGAGTAACTCCCGGCGATATGGTGACCGTCCCCTCGATCAGCCGCCGAACGGTGCCGTTCGGGAACGTGATGAGGATATCATACACAGCGTCGGGATAAGTGAAAGGGTCGATCGCGCGCGTCCGAGCGGCCGGGATCAGAAGCGTGAGGCCGCCCGACGCGGGATCCGTAACGATGCCGTCGAACGTCGCGAGGATTTTATCGGACCCGGCGTCCGGTCTGATCTGGCCCGTGATCGTCGCGCCCGCCAGGTCGATCGGTTCTCCCGCCGGAGCCTGCTCCGTCGGCGACGACTTCACGATCAGGTCGAGGGCGAACGTCGCGCCCTGTTCGATGAGGATTGGGTACTGTCCGGCTGCCATATCAGAGGACCCTTGAGATTTGCTGAGTAAGGCTCCTGATTTCTGCCAGGCGGCGCTGGGCCGCTCCGGAGAGCTCCCGCTCGTCGACGTCGTTAAGCAGGTAGCTGAGGTGCTCCGCGCCCGTTACGGCAGCCCGCAAAGATGACCAGACGCTATCGATCGATCGCTCTGCCTCGCGGGTATTCTCCGCGGATCCGGCAGAAAGCTTTTTCTTCAAGCGGGACTCGACGTCCCGGTTTAGCTTCTTGAGGTCCATTACCTTAACCGCCCCGCCTTATAATCGATGTACTCGCGGGCCTCCTCGAGAACTTCGCTCTGATTGAAGCCTCGGGCTACCACTGATCCTTTGACGAACGCGAAGAACTTCCCGCCCTCGCCGGCCTCGCGGGTAATATCGATCCTCTCGTTCTTGTACGTCTCGCTGTGAACCGTGATATCCGCCGCGAGGCGCTTACGCGCGAGACGGATCCGGCCCTCGATTTCCCGATTGAACGTTCTGATATCCATTCCAAAAGCCTCGCTGTTTACTAGGTGAAACTACGGATCAGGCTGCCTTACCCTTGGCCTTCTTTCCTGCGTCGGCGGGAGCCTCGGCAGCCTTCGGTGCCGCGTCCTGCTTCTGCGGGGCCTGCTGCTTCCCGAAGGTCTCGGCGTAGGTACGCTCGATCGACTCGCGGATCTCCTGCTCGGCCGCGGCCTCGGTGAGGTGGACGTCGGTCCTTAGGGAGAGGTTTTCGGCGACGGCGATATACTCGGGCTGAGGGATCGCCTCGCGCCGGAGGATCTTGTAGTCGTACCCGCGGTGCTGCGAGAGACGCTTGAAGTGGAATTCCTGGGCTGGGATATTTGGCATGGGATCCTCCTATTGAACTCGTTTGAGGCCGATCGCGATGCTATCGAGAGCCCTCGCCTTGAGATAGCGGGCCATACTTCGGTTGGCTGCCCACTTTCGGCTCGACCTTCTTTTTCGCTTTGTCACGCTTCAGGGCCTCCGCGATAATCCGCGCCGTGATCCGGTTCACTTCCAGGTCGGAGAGCTCCGGAGGCAGCGCGGGTTGGCTCTCGTTGTACCCTTCGTCAGGAGCCGGGGGCAAGTCCCGAGGGTCAAGGCGCCCCTGCATGTACTCGATGAACAGCTCCAGGTCGGTCACGACTTACCTCCGTTCCGCGGCTTGACGGCCCGCTTATATTTAGGGCGTCGAGAGTTCGACGCTTACCGGCCTGAATATACCACTCCCGTGCCATGGCCCGAGAGGGGGACGTACAGAACGGAAGCTTTACGGAGCTCGTCCAGGGCCTGGGTGAGTGCGTCAACTCGGTCGTCGTGGACACCGGCCGGGAAGGCACAGACCTCCGCGAGCCATTCGACGATCCACGGCGCAATCTCGGGGTGGGGTAGCCAGACGTTCCCGCCCTGGATTTCGGGGCTGACCGCGTGGGTTCGCGCGAGCTTATCGCCTCGAGGCTCGATCTCGACGATCCCCGAGACGTACGACTGGAGCGTCTGCTTAACGGCCGGCCCGTTCGCCTTGGCCTCGAACAGTAGCTTCGTACTGACGGGCTTTCGGTTCCGGAGCTCGACGACCTTCTGGCACGTGACCGGGAAGGGCCACTGCCCGCGCTCCTGGTGGATGAGGTATTTGTCCGCCCCGAGGCGCCCAAGCTTCAGCCCGACGTTGAAGTCCGCGCCCTTCTTGTCCTTCACCGCGAAATCCCAGGAGTCGACGACCTGGTCGAAGCGGGTCGGCAGCGTCTTATAGAACTTGAACCAGCTCTCCTTGATCACGTTCCCGCCTTCGACCTGCGGGTTCTGTTGCCAGATAGAGGACCAGTCGCGGATCCCGAGCTTCTTATTCTTCAGAAGCGCCTCGCGGTTTTTCTTCGCGGGCCATAGCGCCTCTCCGAGGGGGCGGGGATCCCGCGGGTTATCGAGCGTCTCTCGGATCGCCGGAAAGCTGACGACCTCCCACTGATCGGCCTCCGGATCCGCCTTCGCTTGAGCGAGGAGGCGCCCGGCGAGGTCGTCCTCGTGCCAGCGGGTCATGGTGATCAGGATTGAGGCGTCCTTCTCCTGACGCGTATACAGCGTGCCGGTGTAGAATTTCCAGACTGCCTCTCGAACCGCTTTCGAGTCGGCCTCCTCACGCCCCTTGTACGGGTCGTCGACGAGGATCCAGTTCGCGCCGCGGCCCGTGAAGGTGCCGCCGATCCCCTGAGACCTGTACGATCCCTCGGGATAGAACATCGACCCGTCCGCGCGCTTGACCGGGATCAGCTCATGCTCGTGGGCGTTCCGCGCGAACCTCGAGACGGTTCCCTCGGGCGTAATCTTGGACTCGGGGAACAGCAGCTGATAGCTGGGCCTTTCCATGATCCTCTGAACGTCGGCGGTCATATCGGCGGCGAGCTCGTTATTGTAAGTCGCCGACATAATCTCATCGTTCGGGTAAAGCCCGTGAAGCATCGCCGGAAGGCGCCGGCTGACGAGCTCGGACTTCCCGTGGCGAGGCGGCATGAAAATCATAAGGCGCTTAATCTCGCCGCGGATAAACCGATTCAGGACGCGACAGAGCTCGCGGTGGTGCCAGTTGATTTCGTAATTCGGCTTCGTGAACGCCGTGAAGGTGAGGAGGCCCTTTCGCGCGAGCTCGAGCGTCTCCTCCGTCGCGAGCTCGATCAGGCGCCGTTCCTGGGCCGCGAGGCTACTGCTCATCCCTTACGGCCACCTCGGGTAAGGACGTACCAGACGAGGCCGGTAGCGACCGCGTAAAGCGCGACCATCGCCCAGACGGGCGTCCTCGTCTCGATCGCCTGGCGGAGGTCCCAGAGAGTCATATATCGTCTCGCTGTTCCTCTGCTGCTTTATAGAACGATTCGGGGAACCCCTCGAAGCACTGTACGCAGACCTGGGACCGCCCCATCGGGTGATAGTCCTCGCTCATCTTCCCGCAGATACCACAGCTAGCCGGGCCGTAAACCATCCCCATCCCGACTCCTCCGTGCTTCAACCGAAGCCGCGCCAGCTCGGCCCTCAGGCTCTCGTTCTCGGCCATCCAGTCGTGGGTGTTCCTATCTACGATCTCAGCGTTGAGCTCGAGGCCGTCTATACGGCGCCGAAGGCGTTCTATCTCCGCCTTCCGAAAAGCTAGTAACGCGTTCGCGGTACGGAGGGCATTTTCGTCGCGGTCGCTGAGATCCCAATTCCTTTCAGCGTTCTCAACGATCAGACCGAAGCGATTCATACGTTCGTTGAAGTCCTCGCCTAGAAGCTTTCCGGAGGTCAGGAACCAAGTGGACCCGGTCACGGCGCCTCCTCTCCGCGGAATACGCGCGCGGTCCGCCACACGGCATGGTCGACGACCTGATCGGTCCAGCCCTCGAGGTTCTTACGGGTAACGACGACGAAGGGAAGGCGCCAGGTCCAACCGACGAACCAGCGGAAGGCTCGGGCGATTACGTCCGCGCGAACGCGGTCGAAAATGGAAGCTAGGCGGATCCGGCCGAGGTCCCCGCGGAAGTCCCGATACGCTAGGTATCGTCCCGCTTCGTGCGCTTCTTTCAGCGCCTTCTCCAGAATAGTCACGGGATCCGCCGTCGTTCCGAGCTGGATATCTCGCCAGTAGTCCTCTGCCTTTTTACGATAGATCATTTCGCTGCTCCGAGGTGGAGGGCTAACATGAAGTAAGTCGCGAAAGCGATGCACGCCACGGCCCTACCGAGGTCCCGCTTGTAAAGAAATATCAGGGACGCGTTGAAGAACAGGAGCCAAGCTACCTTATCGAGGTAACGACCGATCTCCGGGAGCGCCGTACTCATCGGCCGATCCCACAGGCTTTACAGAGGCGACCGCGGAAGGTCTCGTATACGGGCGTACTGTCGTCGATTGGCCCGTTACAGCCCAAGCAGCGCGGTCTGAACCGCTCCGGGATCCCTTCGTCGATATCCTCGGCACAGGCGTCGCAGAGCGATCGCGTCGGTTCGGGTTTCGGCTCCGGCTCGGGGATCTCGTCACCACACTGGACACAGCTATTCGGCATCGGGAAGCTTTCCTTTCGCGATCTCGAAGGCAGAGAAAAGGGCCATAGCAAAATCCTCGACGGTCACAGGCTTGAGGTCCGGGCTCGAGACCTCGACCTCGACGACCGTCCCGTCGTTATATTGCGTCACGTTAACGCTTAGCTGCTTGTCCATCTTGCCCCCGGCTATTCATCGGCCTGGTCCTCTTGCTCGCTTAGCCCGATATTGCGAAGTGCCATGATGCGGTCGATCTCCTGACGCCTCTGCTCCGGGGTAAGCTGGGTCGTCGCGATCGGCGCCCCGTCCGCTCCCGTGAGCTCCTGACGCTCGGTGATTTTGAAGCCCTCCTGGGTCTGACACCAGAAGCGGAGGGCCTGAAAGTCCTTATCGATGACGCCCATGTTGTAAAGCGTCGTCCGCACATTGGCGCTCGCTTTGGCCCGTCCTATATCCAGTGCCGCACGCAGAGCATCATTCTTCTTGATCGCCCGCTCGAGCGTATCCTTCGAGATCCCGAGGAGAGAGGCCATGTGCTCCATCGGTACCCGAACCGCGGACCAAGCCTCGACCTGGCTGATCTGCTTCTCGGTCGGCGTCCACGCCGGTTGTGGTTCTTTCGGTCCCATGCCGCCTGAATATAGCGCCACTTTGCGCTACAGAGAAGGCCCGCATTGTGCGATGGAAAATAGCATGACTGAAAGGTTTCGGGACCGAATCGCCGGGCCTACGATCGCGCGAAAGGAGCAGCTTGATGCCAACGCCACTGAGGACGCGAAAAGGCAGGCGCTCCTCGATAAGAATGCTCAAGACGACGCCGCCCGGGACGCCAAGGTCCGGGTCGATTTCGACGCTCAGCTCGCGGCCAACGCCGCCGCCGATCGTGCGACCGCGAAGGCTTTCGCCGATCAGGTCGCGGCGAGGCTCGACTCCGCGGGGACGCCCGTCCAGCTGACGGCGGCGTCTATCGCGAGCCAGGGAAGTCAACCCGCCTTCCCGCGAGTCGACCATACCCATCCGATCGCTACGGGAGCGCCCGTGAGGATCACGACGGGTAACGCGGCCGACGCCGGGCAGTCCCAGAACCTGGCGCGCGCCGATCACGTTCACCCGGTCTCGATTCTCTCGGGACAGGTCGACGACGTCGTACAGGCTCAGACCGTGAGCCAGAGTTACGTCCCGCTGGCGACGATGGCCTTCACCCTCGGGCCGGGCCGCTACCGGCTTTTCGCGGATACGACGCTTTCGGTCTCAAAGAACGGAATGCAGGCGCTCGTCACCCTCTTTGCGGGCGGGAGCCAGATACCGAGCTGCGAGCGTGGGCAACAGTTCGTGAACGCGAACGATATCCGGAGCGTCGTCGTGGCGAAGGAGATCACGCTGACCACCTCGACGCTGGTCGAGCTCCGCTGGAGAGTCGGAGCGACGGCCGGAACGATCACTTCCAACTATCGATCTATGTCCTGGATGAGGCTCGAATGACCCGAGTAACCTACGCTGCCCCGAAGCTAAACCTTCAACGATTCGACGAGGCGCTCAGGGCGTCGACGATCTCGAGCAGGCTGGGATACGTCGAAGGCTATGGCGAATGGGTTAGGATCTATCTCGAGGGCGACGACCTCTCCGACGAGGAGGACCAGCTCCTGAGGGGCCTCGTCGCTCAGGCGAGCCAGCCGACGGCCGCGGAGATCATCAAGGCCCGGATCCTCGCGGCGATGGAGTTCGGCAAGAACCTGATGGCCGACTACGGGACCCGGAACGTTCTTGCGGGTCTTACGACGGTCGAGGTCCGGCAGGTCATGGGCGCGACGCAGAAGCTCCAGGCCGCGCTGCTTTCGGGGTCGATGTACGTCGCGCTCGAGGAACTCTCTCTGATCCCCTTACCCCTCTACAGCGACGAGACGCCGGGTAAGGTGATCATCGCGCCAGAGACCGTCGCCGAGTTCCGGCACCGGATACAGGACTTCCTGGGGATCCCTCGGTCGTGAGGAAGGTTATCGTCGGGCTATCGAGGCCCATGCATCCGAAGCCGCTCTCGACGGTGATCATGCTGGCTCAGCGCTTCTGGGCTTCACACTGCTACCTGAGGTTTCAGGCCCGGGGGATCGATCGCGAGCTGATCTATCAGGCCAGCGGGATGAAGGTTAATTTTTGCGGTGGGCTGAAATTTAACCACCAGGTCCGGGTCATGCGGGAGTTCGAGATCGAGCTCTCGGATGAGACTTACAAACGGGTGATGCAGTTCTGTGTCGATCACGCCCAGGACGATTACGGCGTCCTGACCCTTCTCGGGATCGGTTACGTGACCGTCGCCAGCTGGTTCGGACGGAAGGTCGCGAACCCCTGGCCCGGAGGCGTCGACCGTTGGGTGTGCTCGCGCCTCGTGGCGATCCTCCTCCGCGACGTCGCGGGCCTGGCGATTCATGGCGACGTCGAGACGATGGGTCCGAAAGAGATCAACGCGATCCTCGAGGCGCTTCCGGGCGCGCGGATCATCGCGAGGAACGACGACGAGGCCGCCTTCGCGATCGTCGACGAGACGCCACCGGCTTCGGAAACGAAATGAGCCCTGCCCGTCTTGGCGGCGGAGCAGGGCTCGTTCCGGAGTATCGAATTCAGTAGCAGCAAGGAAATCCCAATATGGCGCCTTCAAGCCTGACAGGTTCAGCGGGGGCCGTCAAGCATCCACGGTGCGTCAACGATTCTCAGCTCGACGTGACAGACCTCGGGAGCGAGCCGCTCGGTAAGCACTCGCTTCGAGAACGAGCCGTCGAAGAACAGGCTATCGTCCTTGCGGAGCGCGCCGGCGATCGCGTCGTGAAGCACCTTGAGCCGGTTCGACGTGTCGTTCCGCTTCGGCTTTCCTTCGCGCGTGAGGATACTTTCGCGCCGGAAATCGAACTGAGCCCTGACCTCGATATACTGCCCCGGCCGAAGGCGCGAGAGCTCGGCGCGCGCCGCGACTAGCGCCGTGTGATGCTCGAGGCACCAGTCGGAGAACGCCTTCTCCCAGCGTCGAAAGCCGTCGGACTTTACCCGTCGCGTCTCGCCGTACGCTTCGTACTGGCCGTAAATATTATTCGAGCTCGGAGGCATCGGGATATTGATCAGCCGCATCTCCGACTTCCTCGCGATGCAGAACGGGAGCCAGAGCTGACCGATCTCGGCCAGGGCCACCGGTACCGCTGCATCGTCAACGAGGGACATAACGCGCTCTCCTATCCTCCGGTAATTATGGCACGCGAGCGCGGAGGCTTCAACGCGGGCGCGAGATCATGACGCTATCCGAGGGCAGCCGCCACAGGCCTCACGGATCGTTCCGATGATCGCCTCGATATCGAAGGGCTTCCGGATCGCTTTCACGCGCCTACGGATCCCCTCGGGGCTTACAGCGGACATTACGACGACGGGGACGACCGCGAAGTCCTGATCAGCCGAAAGGCGGTCGAGGAAGTCCCAGCCGTTCATGACGGGCATCATGAGGTCACAGAGGATCAGGCAGGGCTTCGGGATCACCTCGAGCTTCCGGAGCGCCTCGGCTCCATTACTCGCCATGAAAACAATATAGCCCTCCGCTTCGCAGACGTCCTTGAGGGTCTCCCGGATGCTGATATCGTCCTCGACGAGGAGGACGCACCTGTGTTTTGCGGCCACGCGGCCGATAATAGCAGGGAGTGTGCTAAGGCATCGGGCTATCAATTAGGGTTTATACCCAAGCAGCTCAGCGGGCACCGAAAAGGCCCTTTCTATTTCGCCCTGGACCCGCCTCCGCTGACGTTCCATCTCAGCTTGTAGCTTCTGCCCGTCGCGGGACAGCTCGAGCTCCGGGACGTCGGGGACCGGCCTCGTGCTGATCCAGGTCCGGTAAAGCGCCCGGCTTCGCTCGATCGCCGACGCAAGGTTCGCGCGGGTCCGGACGTACGAGGCCTGCTCGGTCTTTCCGTACCGCTCGACGTACTGCCGCGCCGTCGTGATCGACGTCCTGAGGTTCGCGATCTCGTGGACGTTCGCCCCGGTCTGGCACTCCCGGAGCATCTCGAGGACGCCCGCCAGATAGGCGTCGAGCGCCTGAATCTCCCTATCGGTCATCGCCATGGGGTTAGGTTTCCCCGCTCTCGAGCGCGCGAACGGCCCTCTCGCAAAGGTCCTCGATCGCCCGGATCCGATACTGATCGCTCTTGCCGACCAGGTCGTCGAGGGATAACCGGGCCAGTAGTCGCCGGTCGTCCTCGTCCCGGATCTCGAGTTGCCGGGCCGCCTTGTTACTCAACAGCGCCAGACCGTAGTCCTTCAGCGTCGATGCGACCAGCGCCGACCGCTGAACCACCCAGGACTGTTGCTCCTCTCGTAAAGCCTTCTCCGTGTTCCTGATCATAGCTCCCTCATCCCAGCCCGAGCTTCACGCCCCGGGCCAGCACCCTATCAGACCCAGGTCTCGACGACGACCGGATCGTCGTCTATCGAGCGGGCGATCCGGTGATACCCGCGCGGCACGCCCAACGAGCGCGCAAGCAGGAGCGACCCGGTGACCGCCGTCGGCGGGTCGACGAGGTAAAGCGTCCCCGTCCGAGCGATGATCTCGCGAACGACGAACTTCCCGGGATAGTCCGAGGGGTTCTGATAAACCGCGTACATTACGAAGTCAGTCGGGAGCCGCTCCGGAGCGGGACCCAGGACCGTATCGAAATCGACCGGGCCGTTACTCACGAGTCGCCACCCCGCGGCCCGCCTTCATCTGCCGCCTCGAGACGGGCTCGGCGCCCTTTCTTACCCGCTCGTAACGAGCGAGTTCCTTCCGCGCACAGGCGTCGCCGAAGGAGAAGCCGCCCTGGTCGTACTCCATCGGGACCTCCTGATCCGTATAGGCCTGATACCTCTGGTCGTACGTGAGCCAGGTTTCCCGCCCGGGGGCGAGATCCTCGCCACACCTTTCGCAGCGGTTGACCTCGGTCTGAGCCTCCTTCGGAAGCTCGATCAGGACGAAGGCGTACGATTTCCCGTCGGGTAAGGCGCCGCCTTCGAGCCTATTTTTTCTTAGCCATCCGTACATCGACGCGAGAAACTCGGCCGCGATCCGGTGATTCGCGTCGGTATCGGCCTCGTCGTTCCATGCGATCGTAACGGATCCCGCCTGAGCCGTCGCCCGGACCCGGGATCCCTTCGTGTTTGTCGGCCCGAGGTACCGGGTAAGAATCGCTTGCCTCATACTGCCCTCCGAATCGAAAAAAGGGGCGCCTGCTCGACGGCGAGCGCCCCGGCCGATAGCGCCATGAAGGCGACTGACGGCCCCCCTATAACCTTACGTCAGCTCCGTTTCCGGCTTTTCTTTTCGAGGCCGCGGGCGAGGAGCGCGCGGATCACGGCCTGACGGCTCTCTCCCGAACGCGCCGCCCTCTCGTCGAGCTGACCCAGCATCGAGGCAGTCAGGGATAAAATGATCTTTTCCTTTTTCTCTTTCTTCACCGCAGCCATCGGTGGCCTCCTTTAACGGTTTAGGTCCGCGGCCGGAAGGCCCGCGAATTCGCGCTGACGAGGATCTCGGCCATCAGCGCCCAGTGCTTCGGCTTCGACTCGGTCCCGAGCTGAGCCCGGTTGACCGCGTACTCGAACTCGAGGTGACCCAGGTTCGCGTGATCCTCGCAGAACTTCACGAGGTACTCGGTTTCCGCTTTCGTCAGCTTCGAGCTCAGCTTCCGGCCGTGATATCCTTCGGTAAACTCCTTGAGCGCCGCGACCCTGGAAACGACGACGATCATATCGAATCCCTTACCTTTCCCTTATCGGACTGTATATATAAAATATATCCCGGTTTTGACGTGCTGTATATAAAAAAGATATACTGTTTGATTCGACTTAAAAGCTGCTATATAGCTTCTGGTTTCGATAGGCGCCGTAAGTAGGCGCCACGTAACGACAACGGGAGGAAGGTTAACTATGGTCAAAACGATCCGGATCGCGTGCGAAACCAAGCACGTCCTACCGCTCGACGAGCTCGAGCCGTTCCAGGGGAACCTTAAAAGCCTTTCCTCCGTCGAGTACGCGAAGCTCAAGCGGGCGATCCTCGAGACCGGGTTCGCCTTCCCGATCTACGTCTGGCGTTCCCCCGAGGGGAAAACCTACATCGTCGGGGGCCACCAGCGCGCGCGGGTTCTCCGGGAACTCCGCGCGGCCGAGGGCTATATTATCCCCCCGGTCCCGGTAGTCTTCATCGACGCGGAGAACGTCACGGAGGCTAAACGCCGGGTTCTTCAGGACGTCGCACAGTACGGGCAGGTGGAGCGGCAGGGCCTTTACGAGTTCATGCACGAGGCGTCTCTTTCCCTTCCGGAGCTCGGGGAACAGTTCCGGATCCCCGACCTCGACCTGATTAGCTTCGGTGACGAGTTCTTCAAGGACCTTCCCGGGAGTTCGAGCGGAGGCGAAAATAGCGCCGAGGCGGAGCTTTATACGAAGAAAATCGACTCTCCGATCTACGAACCGAAAGGCGAAAAGCCCGAGCTCGAGGAGCTATTCGATACCACGAAGGCGGATAGCCTGGTCGCGGAGATCGAGGCGGCGGATATTCCCGAGGAGGAGAAAGAGTTCCTTCGGATCGCGGCGAGGCGCCACGTAGTTTTCAACTACGAAAAGATCGCGGAGTATTACGCTCACGCGTCGAAGCCGACTCAGGTCCTGATGGAGAACTCGGCGCTCGTGATCATCGACTTTCAGAAGGCGATCGAGCACGGCTTCGTCGTCCTCTCGGAGAAAATCGCGGAGGCTTACCGAAATGCGGAATGATACCGGAGACCGCCTCGTCGCGTTCATCCTAACCAACGGGCGCCCCGATCGGGTCTTTACTTACGACTCGCTCCGGCGCTGTGGCTATACGGGCCCCATCTATCTGATCGTCGACGACCTCGACCCGACGCGGGAGCAGTACCTCGAGACCTTCGGCGATCAGGTGATCGTGTTCGACAAGCGCGCCGTAGCGCGGACGTTCGATAACGGGGACAACTTCGACGATCTCCGGGCTATCATCTACGCCCGGAACGCGAGCTTCGATATCGCGGAGCAGCTCGGGATCCGCTACTTCATCCAGCTCGACGACGACTACCGGCATTTTCAGTTCCGGTTTGGCGACGACTTCACCTATCACCCGAAGGTGATCCGGAACCTCGACGCCGTTTTCGAGGCGCTCCTCGAGTTCTATATTCGGTCCGGGGCGGCGTCACTGGCGTTCGCTCAGGGCGGGGACTTCATCGGTGGCCCCGAGTCGGCGCTCGCCGAGAAGATCCAGCTCAAGCGCAAATGCATGAACTCCTTCATCTGTAGCACCGAACGGAGGTTTCAGTTCGTCGGCCGCGTGAATGAGGACGTCAATACCTATACCCGCCTCGCGAGTACCGGGCTCCTCCTCCTCACCACCAACCAGATCACCCTCGAGCAGACGCAGACTCAGGCAAACGCTGGGGGGATGACGGAGATGTACCTCGAGTCGGGCACGTACGTAAAAAGCTTCTATTCGGTCATGTATCAGCCTTCCTCGGTTCGCGTAGCGATGCTCCAGGACCGGAGCTCGCGGCTTCACCACAAGGTGGCGTGGAAGCATACGGTACCCAAGCTGCTGCGCGAGGAACTCCGGAAGCCGGATCCCGAGGGCGCTAGACCCGCGAAGCCTTGACGGCCTCGACAGCGGCGAGACAGATAGCTATCTCGAAGGTAGAGCCCGGGATGGGCCGTACGCGCTCCCGCGACCTGCCGAAAAACGCCCACGGGCCGGAGGCAGCAGCTACTCCGCTGATCGAGGTATCGGCGAGGACGAACTTGAACCCGTGCTGCCTCATCCAAGTGACGACGTACATCGCGTGTCCGATATCGGTGGAGGGTTTGAAGTCGAGCCAGGCACCGGGATCCAGGCCGAGAACCTCCTTTAGGACCTGCCTGTCGGTCTCGGCCATTCCATCAAGGGTAGTCGCCTCGACGGGGGGCCCCAACACAACGACCGAGACGTCGACGAGGTGGGCGCCGAACTCGAGCCGCGCGCGATCGAGGGCCGCCGCGAGGGCCACGTCCGGGCTTTCGGCGGGGAGATGCCATTCGTAAGGTCTGCCTCTTTCCGAGGGCCCGCGGAGGATCCCGCTGACCCTATACATCCTTTTGGCTTGAAGTAGCGTCACGGCTCGATCCTCCGGATTGGCTGTAACACGGGTTCGACCGCCTCGCCCTTAACCAGAAGCTTTACCTCCGAGCCGCTATATTCCTCCACCGCGCGAAACTCAGGAACGAGTATCTGCTTCGGCCTCCAGAAGCTGTACCAGCGCCTTCGCGGATTTTTCTGCCACACAAAACGGCCGGTCTTTTCGTAGCGGGTTACGGCGGCTCGGACCTGATAGAAGCCCGTTTTTGGCACAGTAAAGACGTGGCCCTCCGTATATTCGTGGCTCACACCTGCCTCCAAACGAAGTCGCCCTCGGCGATAGGCTTCTCCGTAGCTTCGCACGGGCAGGGGGCCCGTTTCGCCGGGTCCGTGTGGCACCAGAAGTTCCGCGCGATCCCCGGCTGGTGATTATCCTCGAGCCACTCCTCGACCCGGATCGTCGTATCGAGTCCGAGGAGAACCTGCCTCGCGTGCTGGCTCGAGACGCGTCGGCCGTTCTGCGAGATACTGACGTGATATTCGAGACCGCTGTCCTTGATCCGCTCGACGGCGGTGATCAGACGAGTCCCGTCGAGGTGGTCATAGATTAGCTTGATACCCCAGCTATTCCGGACGTCGTGCCGGAGGATCCACGATTTACTGGCCGGGAGGATCGGTCGGGGCGACGCTTCTATCGACGGCATCCTTTTCTTTCTCCTTCGTTCGTTCGAGATATTGGAGCCAGATCTGCTCGAATTTCGTACGACCGAAGTACCGCAACGCTGCCTGAAAGTCCGCTTCTTTTGTTCGCTTCTCCAGGACCATCCGGACGACCCACTCGTCGAGAGTCTCAGCGCGTTCCCAGGTCAGCCAGTCGGCTTGCTTCATCTCGAGCTGACCTCGCGGGTTCGTGGCGCCAGCGACGGGCGCCGCGAAGACGCGCCGCGATCCCACCGGAACCGGCAGGGTAGGGTTCTGATCGTCATCCTTTTCCTCGAAAGAGTCACCCACGTGCCACCTCGCAAAGTTAGACGGAGGGCGCGGGGACCAACGGCCAGACCCGGCCCAGTCTTATCCTTGCTACATGCAGTTTTTCGGCCCAGATACGGGCGTCGGCCACTACATCGGGGTTGTATAAACGGTAGTCCCCGAGGTGCCCGACGAACTGGTGGCAGGTAACGCCGAAGCGTTTCGCCTCGCAAAGCGTGATCAGGTTCGATGGCTCGAGCTCGAGATCCGGTCGAAGGTGAAACGGCAGGACGTGGTGAACCTCGAGCTTCACCTTTCCTTTACAAAGGGCGCAGTAGGGGTGAGCGGCGAGATGAGCGGCCCGCGTCCGGGGCCAGTCCTTCGAGCGGCGATGCCCGCGCGGCACGCGGCCGCTGACACGATCGCTGAGATGAGCGAGCAAGGCGGTACTCCATCCTTGGTGGGTGGGTGATGAAGGGACCGTCCCTGGCCCCTTCTATAACTATAGTTTACTCATCGGCGCCCGGTTCCCAAGGGAATTCGATTTTTCCCTGCTCGGGCTCCGCGGCCGGCGAGGAAGCGGCTTCAGCGGTCGGCTTCGGCGGCGGTACTTCGCGGAGGTGCTTCGTGAGCGCGATGAACTGCTCGTCGGTGAGTTCCGCCGGCAACCGGGTCCGGAACATCAACTCCATCAGGTCGCCGACCTGGGCGTCGGTATAGCCCTGCTCGCGAGCAACGCCGCGGAGGTGAGTAGCCCGGCTGTAGCCGTTATTTCCCGGCGACGGAGTGGGCATAGGCCCGGGGCCCGGGGCCGGCGCTGTAGCCTGTTCCTCGGCTTTCGTTTCCGGCGGCAGGACCTCGGGCGAAACCGCGGCCGGCGCCGCCTCCGTGGAAGGCTGCCGGTACTCCTCCGGCCCGATCGTACGGCCGGTCGTTTCGATCGCCGGCTCGAGCTCCTCGGGCGTGTAGGAACAGCCGCGGAGGCCGTCCGGGAAGTAGGCGCGACAGAGCGCCGAGATCGCGCGGTTGAGACACATCGCCTGAGGGTACTGCTTCCAAACGTCCTTACCCAAGAGGTTAGCGCGCGCGGCGTCCTCGAGGGTGAACGTCCAGCTCGCCGGCTTCCGGTTCGGACGGCGGCCCTCGGCCCTCATCCCGAGGAACTTCCCGGCTGGATCCCGGAGCTCGACGAACTCGATGGCCGCGCCCGGAATATTCTGAAGAACGAGAGTCTCCATCATCTCGCGTGAGATCGTCGGCTTCCCGTTGATGACGTGGATATGGGCGAACGCTTCCATGAAGGTCAGCCCGAGCTCGTATCCCTTCAGCGCGACGATCGCCGCGGCCTCGGGGTTCCGGATCGACGTCGGGAGCATACCCGACTTATGGGCCGCGGTCGCGAGCTCGCGGAGCTGCTCCCACTGAGCCGGCGACGGCATGAACAGCCGGCCTCCTGCGATCTCCATCGGCGCGACGTCGCGGCGCTGAGCCGGAAGCTGGCCCGCTCCGTTACCGGGCCTCTGCTGTTGCCCATTCCCTTGCTTCTGATTCTGCTGATTCGGGTTCATCTCGTTTCCCTTTCTCGCGGGCCTCAGCCCCGGCGGTCCATCGCATCGCCGCTGAAGCCGGTGCCACCGCATCGCGGGCACTCCTGCTCGACCTTCGTCTGTTCGACCTTCTCCGGCGTAACGGTCTCTCCGTCCTCGCCTTTGATTTCGACCTGGTTGATCGTGATCTTTCCTTTGCCCCGACAGCGCGGGCAATCTCCATAGCGTTCCACCATTCCTCCTTTGGCGAGTATAACTCCGCCCCCGCTTTCTGGACCTGCCGGGGCCAGGTCAGCGGGGGCGGTGGGCAGGGCGGTTCAGATTGCTAAGGCCGAGGACGCCCGAGCCCGGTCCCGGAGCTGTGGTCGCAGCACGCGGGAAAAATTGATCAGCCTTAGCGCGGAGATTTATCCTCCGGCTCGAGAGCAAAGAAAAGTGATTTGTGTTGGCGCTATCCGCCAGCGCCATCTTTGCGCGCCTACGCGTCGAGCTAGCTCGGAGCGATATAAAAAAAACGCCCCATCGACGGATTTTATTTTTACAAATCACGTGGATGGGGCGATATTCCGACTCGCCAAAGTACAGGAATTGCGCCGAGTATTACCACGCGTAATTCCTTATTCCCACCCCTTTTTTCTCGGAGTCGGAACCTTTGGCACCTCAAGGAAGTTGGGGCGCTGAGTGGGTGGAGATGCAAACAACAGCCGCGCGCTCCTGATGGTTGGCCGAATGGATTACCCTTTGTCGGCCAGCGCCAGCGAGGACTCGGATTAGCTCTGCGGGGTCAGCCATGAGTTGGATGACGACTGGTACGCCGCTAAGAGGGACGACCCTCAAGAGCCCGAGTCGGGGGATGGGCGCAAGGGAGCTGGGCTCGCGATCATGGCGCCCGGAAATGCAACCCTCCGAGGAGTGCGGCCAGCGGCGTGACTCCTTCCCGAAAGCGACGGCTCGAGCCGATCTCGCTGGAGGGAGCGAGCTTCTGTCTCTGCCTTCGGGCCGAGCAGTTAGCTTCGCTACGTCCTCGCGGGGCTTCCTGCCCACAAGGGGGGCCCCGGCCCCCCGCTATAATCCCCCCGGCCCGGCCGAGCTTCCCGCTCGACCAGGTCGTAGAACTGCAGAGAAGGAATAGAACCCGATGCGTTTCGTTGGAAGAAGCTTTAAGCGAAAGAAAAATCCGCGGAAAAAGAAGCTCGAAGTCACCAGTCAGTTGACGGGCGGCAAGAAGGTTCTCAAGCTGCGAAAGACAATTCCGTATAAGTGCACCACCGCCAAGCGGATCTGTATCCGCTGCCAAGAGGTTCCGATCCATAAGCTCGCGAAGGAATATGACGGAAGGATTTGCCGGGGTTGCCTGTCAGGGCAGGTAGCGGGTCCGGAGGCTATCGAAAATTCCCCAAAGAACGAGGAACGCGAACGCGAGAACGAGAACCCAATGATCACCGAGATAAGTCATTAGCGCCTGCACGCGCAGGCTTTTAACCGGGCCGCCGAGGATGGGAAAGGGAAAAAGGGACGCGCGAGGTCATGGCGTCAGGTTGGGATTGCAGGTCGTCGCGGAGCATGAGAAATCAGTTCTATGAAAAAGCGAGACCTTGACGCCCTCGACCCGCTCCACCGCGCGCCCGTTATCCGTAAAACGCGGACCTTCGTTCGGCTTCCCGTCGTCCTGAAGAACGAGCTCGAGAGACGGGCCGCGAAGCGGAAGGTGTCGTTGAACGCGATGATCATCCACGCCTGTGTCGACCACTGCCGGAAGCGTCGGTGACTTGCTCTCGCTGTAACGGTCGTCGCCTCGTGGCGATCCCCTTCACCTCGGCGGTTCGCCGCTGCCCGGAGTGCTCACTCCCAGGCAAGGGAAAAGTGCATCCCGTCGAGCCTCCGAAAGTTTCCGCCCCAGCTGAAACCCTGCTCAGTAAAGCACGCGACGAATTCCTTGCTCAGCGAGGGCCGCGCGCCCAGCGCGTTCGTGGCCGCGTTCAGGTCTATCGCTAGCCCGTAGGCGTGGGTCGAGAGGAGCTCGGATCCTCGGACCGGCCGGATCGACCAGGCCCCGTCGAAGGTCTTGAGCTGTGCCAGCAGGCCGCGCGCCGCGAGCGCCTCGAGGGCGGCGAGGAGCGGGGCGTGAATCTCGCGGTTACAGTAAATCTTGTTGGTCGGCTTCCGGGTCGCGCTGTTGACCCACTTGCCGCCGAGGCGTTCGGGGATCTCGAGAACCGCCAGCCACTTCGCGGCGTTCGCCCATACCCCACCCTTGATCGCTCCGTACCGCTTCTCTGCCTCGAGCCTACTCCTTACCCTCTGCATCTGCCGCCTCCCAGGCGTTACCGAGCCCTTCCGTGAGCCCGGGTTGAACTTCGATCTCGCTCTCGACTTTCTTGGTCTCCTCCGCGGCCGCGCGGTCGATCGAGGCCTTCTCGACCTTTCGGGTCGCCTCGTCGCTAAGGACGTGCTTGACGATCAGGCCGACGAGGGAGAGGAGCGCGACGGCTGCCGCCCACATGTCACTCACGGTCGGCCTCCACGGAGGAGCGAAGGCTCGAGGTCACGCGGTACCGGTGTCCGCCCTCTCTCCACTCCCACCCGAAATTCGGGTCACTGTTCACCGTGTTTAGCGGCTGATACGCCTTCGGAAGAACCCGAAGAAAGACGTCACCCTTTGCCACGCTGACTCGGTCGTGACCGTTAGTGTCGCGCCATAGCACCCGGATAACGAAG